GGGAGGAGCTTGCAGAGGTCGCACCGATCAGGCCGGCCAGTCTGGCGGCGGTCTGATAGCCATCCAGCACGGTATCACCATACTGTGCGGAGGCGTTCAGAACGTACATCATGCGCTCGTCATTGAAAGCAGCGGCATGGGTCATGCGGTCATCAAGAGCAGTGCCCTTTTTCTCGGCAACGACCGCGGTCATCAGGCTGCCGACATCCATCATTCGGGACATGAAGGACTGCACCAGCAGATGCACGGCGTTGTCCTCAGTGTCCACGCACAGGGTATTGATCTCGAAAGGCTCCACCAGCTCCAGAGCATCGGAATACGCACCGTTGTTGACGGTGGGATTCGTGCCAGCCGTAAACAGGGTCTGAGATACATCTGCCAGCTCCTTGGCGGTCTGGCCGGTCTTGACGGTGGCGATGAAGTTCTCGGAAGCAGCAAAGGCCTCGACCAGTGCGCCAGCCTCGCCAGCACCGGCCTCAAACTCCACCTTCTCCACCTGTTTGGTGCCGGAATAGATGATGCACTCCTTGACACTCTCATCAGCCAGCGTCTTGCGGACGGTGCAGGTCAGGGGCTTTGCGCCGGGGTATTTCGCGGTCAGGGTAACGGCAGCAGCAGGGCTTTCGCCGCTACTCTTCAGGTCGATGGTTGCGGCAGTGCCGCCAGTGCCAACGCGAACCGCAACGATGGTCTTTGCGCCACCAGCCACAGCCTGAGCAATGGCATCGGTAGTCAGAGCATCGCCAAAGGTGTCCGTATAGTCCTCATCAGAGGACAGCTCAACGGCAGTACCGAGAGGGCCAAAGTCTGCGCGAAACAGAACGGCGGTCACGCCGCTCACTGCACCAGCCGTATCGCCGGTGCCAGTCTTGCCGATGTGGTAATACGCGCCGGGGCGAACCTTCTTCTCGCCGGGGGTATAGCTTCCAGCCATATTATTTGACCTCCTTGCTCATAAAGGCTGCCACGATCTCCTTTGCCTTGGAGAGAGGGCAGCTCTTGATATTTGCGGACTTCATGGCAGCTTCAACACACTCTTTCCGTGCGCCAAACAGTGCCATGGAATTCGCTGCGAACTCACTGACGGTGTACTCGGCCTCAGCAGGGGCCTGCACAGTGTCAGCAGCAGCGTTTTTCGTTGCCATAGGTCATACCTCCTAGTAATTGATATTGGGGTGTCTAAGTGGGTAGCCGACCGCCTTGTAGCGGAGCAGACCATATCGCCCGGTGACGAAAATCTGTCCGTCCTTCAGGTAGTCGGATTTGAGGTTTGCAGTCAACCTCTCCATGAACATCGGGGAATCATCCAGCATGGTGACTTCGCCATCGAGGGAGAGACTGTTGAGGACAGCTGCGGCCATCTTCAGGCGGGTGGCCCCGTCAGGACACAGCAGGGAGATGGCAATCTTCCCGTTCATCCAGACAACCGTGTTGGTTTCCTCCAGCTTCTCGATTTCGGTAAGGCGGCAGTAAAAAACCGGGGCTTCTTTGGAAGCCTCGGTTTCATCTGCCATCTTATCAATTCCCACCACGATGCTGTCCGGGTACAGGTCTTTGATGTACCGAGCCATCGCCATGATGGGGTCAGGGTCAGTCGTTTCCTGCTGGGGGTACTCCATGATGTCGAAGCGGATTTCAGAGCCAATGAGAAGTTCGTTCTTCTCTTCGGTCATCGAGAAGCCCTCAGTCCGCGCCCACGCAAAGGCGTACAGAGTGCCGTTGTCATCCTTGAGCAGGACATCTTTCAGGGCCTTCTTGACAGCCGGTTCGATAAGCTCAGGCACCGCCTCAGAATCGTTCCGGCAAATCAGGGCCACAGAAAGAGTGCCAGCGCTCTTGCGCTCCCCATCGGCCTGCATATCAAAATTGAACACAGCCCGCGGGTACTGCGTGGCGCGGCCCCATCCGGATTCCCGGTCTCCCGGTGCTTCAGGAGTGAAGATAGCAGGCTGCCCGGCGTACCGTGTAAGGTATTTGGTGAGGTTTTTGGCCTCAGACAGCCGCTTGTGAATCAGCTCTTCAAGATTCATTATTTGACCTCCGCAGCTTTCAGTTCGTTCACCTCGGACAGGTCAGCGGACCAGCGAACGTCCCACTCACCGCGCTCCACCTCAGCCACAGGGACGACAAAGTGGTTGATGACATTCCCGATACCGGGATGGAACATGGCAATAATGGTGGTGTCAGTCACAGCAGTGACGACACCGGTGCGGCCTTTATCCCAAGATGCGTGTTTCGCATAGAGGGCATAGCCCATCTTTACGGCCTCAGTATCGAACCGGGCGCGGGTTTCCTTAACGATAAGCTCCATTGGCTTCCTCCGTATCACTCATATTTCTCGCTGTAAATCCGCTTTATCTCAGGGGCGGCCTTGTCCACAATTTCCTGCTGGAATGGGCGGGCCGCCATGTGGTGAGTGCCATTTTCGAGATATACAGAATACTTCTTCTGACTTTCCAGAACGGCAGAAACGCGGATGCCGGAACCAGAAGAGGCACTTTCGACAGTGCCGTTCCAGTTCATTCGCAGCATACCAGTCCGGCGGGCAGGAGGTTCACCGGGGGCAGATGCCGTATACCGAGCCTTGCTGTGAGGCTTGCGATATACACGGCCAGAACGCTGACCTCTCAGCACTTCCAGCTCAGCATTACGGAGGGCATTCGTGGTACGGATACCCCTTGAGGCCACTTCCTGATTGAGCTTCTGCACCGTTTCGTCAACGGCAATCTTCAGCTTGCCGGGAGCTTTCTTCGGGGCGGTCATTTTACGTCCGTCCTTTCCTCTGCATAGTAGATGGTGGCTATGCCAAGAGAACAGGCCGGGTCAATATCCACGATGTAGAAAAGCCTGTCACCAAGGATGAGCCTGTCCGTCCTCTCGGCCTGCTGGCCACCGCTCTGCACAATGATGTGAGTAACAATATGGTCAGCAGTTCCATGCGCCCTGTCGGCCTCAGTAGCCGTTGTCAGGAAGCCTTTCAGGAACTCCGTTCCGTCCCCGTCATACTGCACAGTTGGGCGACCATTTTTCAAGCCGCCCTTACCGCGCTCTATGACAAAGGATTTCGGGAGGTTTCCGGGCCTCAGGTACATAAACCGTGCGTTAATCATGGTGTCTGTGCCTCCAGACGTTCCCGGTGCGGTCATTCTCCATCATGCCGGTGTAGAAGTACGGTGGCTTCTTGCAGCAGTCAGGCGGCTGCGGAACGGACGCTGCACCCAGAGACACCTCTTTTTTGAGGTCTTTGTACATCTCTTTCCAGAGCTTCGCTCGCTCTTGGAGGTACAACGTCAGCGGGCCGGTCTTGGTGTCCACCTCATAGCTGAAACGGTGCGCAAGACTTTCCAGCAGCATCAGTTTGGCCCTTTTCCACGATTTCGGGTAAGCAGAGATGGCGGCCCCAATTTCCTCATCGGTCAGGGCCGTGGTGTCAGGGCCTCCCTCAGTGGCGGTATCGCCCAGCTCAAACCGCATCCTGTCCTTGCCATACTCAGCAATGGCAGAGGGGTCGTAATTGTAGCTTTTTGCCATACAGTGCGCTCCTTGTCAGCTCATCATGCCTTGTCAGGCGGGTGGGAGGCCGCAGAGCCGCCATTTGCATCTTCAGAGGGATGCAGGACAGCCGCGCGAGCCTTGGCCGCTGCGCGGACGCTTTTGCGGCTGTCCGTGGCGTGGATAAGGATAAGAACATTCTCGTCCTCAACATCCTGCACCATGGCAGCAGCCTCGTCAGCCGTGGACTGCTGGAGGGCAAAAATAAAGGCCGCACCATCCACAGGGATGGGAACAGCCAAATCATCATCGCCCTTGATGGGGACATAGAGCACACTGCCGGAGTTTTCCCCGGCGGGTGCAGCAGCTCCAGCAGCAGGCTCATCGGTCTGCTCCACGATATAGCCGCAGGAAGTCAGAGAGCGCACACGGGAGGGCAGCACAGCACCATCAGGGATTGCGTCACCGGGCTGGTAGGTTACGCCACCCAGAGAAAGAGCTTTCCGGCAGATATAGCTCATGTCGGCACCTCCGTTACACGCACTTGGACAGATAGCAGGCAAGGTCGTCAGAGGTCTTGCGCATATCAGTAGACAGCAGGCCCTCGACAAACTCAGCATGGGTTGCGGGGTCGCCCTCGAAAGTGCTGATGGCCATGTAGTTGCCATTGCCCAGCATATCCCAAGTGAAGGTGTAGCCTGCGGAAGGCTCATCCAGCTGCGGGTGGTCGGTGACATAGCACATCAGTGCGCCATCGCTCTCGCAGATGAAGTCCATATCATCAGGCTGGCCCTCATCAGCCTTGTTGTGGGTGGCCATCAGGACATGGACCTCGTTGAAGCCCAGCAGCTGCGCCAGCACGTTCTCGTTGACGGTAGCAGGGTTCGGAGTGGAGCCGCCGTACTTCACGCGCTCCAGAATGTCGGGGTGAGCCTTCAGGCCCAGATACGTATCGTAGCCGAGGCACAGCTTGTTCGGGGTGCGGCGGCCAGCCAGACGGATCTCGCGCTTGCGCTCATCAAAGAAGTGCACCGGGTCGAAGTTGGCATCGGTGAACTTCAGGAACTGCTTTGCACCGGGGACGCCAGAGGAAATGCCAGTGAACTCATTGTCCCACACGCCGGTCTTGAAGAAGTTCTCGGCAAACAGGAGGTCGAGGTGCAGCAGCATCTGCTCGTTGACAAAGCGGGTGCTGGAGCGACGCGGGTCGATAGATGCGGGAGCACCAGAGCGGGAGTAGTCCAGTGCACCGATCTCATCCACGCCCACCAGAATCTGATCGACCTCGCACTTGTAGGTCTTATCAGTGTGGCCGCGCTTGGCAGGCTGCACCTTGCCAAAGGCAGGCTTGCGCTGCACATTGTCGCGGGAGATGTCGCCCTTCAGAAACTCGTAGTAGAAGCCCGTAGTGGTGCTCACAGGGCACATCGGGAAAATCTTGGTTGCAACGTAGTCTTTGGGGTCGGCAAAGGCTGCCATGCTCATGTTGGACAGGTAGCGGTTCGGCTTCCAGCCCTTTGCAATAGCAGCCATGATGCCGGCAGCATTGTTCATATTGTCTCTCATAAGGTTTTACCTCTCTTTCTCCGGTCAGGAAGCCTTGGGCTTGTAGCCGGACTTGGTGAGCTGAACAGAAACAACCGTGCCAGCAGCTGCGGCAGCAGACAGGGCAATGCCCACGATGAACTGGCCGTCAGTAGCCTTCACAGCCTTGCCAGCGGCATCCGTAGCCAGCTCATCACCGGCGGCAATAGTGCCACCAGCAATCCACTTGCCAATGTCCTTGACCTGAATGGTCAGGGAGCTGCCAACATCAGCGGCAGCATCGTTGGTAAACAGAGACAGGCCCAGCACATTTGCGCCAGCGGTGGGCAGGGCCAGCTTGCCTTCGCTCAGGGCCAGAGCAATGCCCTGAACGCCTTCCATCTTCTCCTTCGCCTTGAAGGTCACGGTTGCGCTCTCATTGATGGTAGAGCCGATAAAAGTAACGTCTGCCATGTTTTAGCCCTCCTTCTCACACTCAGCACGCAGGGTGGGGTCGTTCACAAGAACTTCGTCCAGAGCCTGAGCCTTGGTGACGTTCTTGGATTTCATCAGCTCCACAGCCTTCGCCTCGGCGCGCGTCCAAGCATCAGGGGCAGAGCCGTTGCCACGCTTGCCGAGCTCAGTGAAGGCAGCAGAGGTGTTGGCCATGTTCACGGCCTCGTCCAGAACGGCCAGATAGTCGTTATAGGCAGTGCCGCCAGCGGCCTTCATGGACTTCAGGACAGGGAGAAGCTCATCTTCCTTCTTGCCAATGATGGCGTACTTCTTGGCGACCTCGCGCAGCTCACGGTCGAGAGAATCCTCGCGGAACTTGCGCAGGGAATCCAGCTCAGCCTGCACAGCAGGGTCAAGCTGGGCGTATGCAGGGGCCGCCGGAGCTGCCGGTGCAGCGGGAGTGGTCAGGCTCTTTGCCACATCAGGAGCAGCAGGGGCGGCAGGGGCCGCCGCGGGCGGGGTCTGGCCCTCATCAGAGCCGTAACGCTTCTCGATAGACTCGAAAAACGCCAGCTCGGCAGGGGTCATCTTGGACTTGTCGATTTTCATGGTATCGTCTCCTTCCGGCTCATCGCCGTTGTTTTTGGCCGCAGTGTCCTTGGATACGGGGGCATCCCCAGAGTGATTGTGCTTCTCAATCTGTTCGTTGATAGCATCCACAGCAGCCTTTGCAAGAGCAACGGTTGCATCATCCACAGGGATATTCTTCAGCACGACATTGGCCACCTTGCCAGCGGACCACTGCTCTGCAAAGTTCTTTGCGGCCGCATTGAACTCGTCAAGGCTTTCCAACATCGCGGTTTTGGTCGCATCCCCATCCAGCTCGTTATCGTTCAGGATGGAACAGATAGACTGATTGAGTGCAAAGCATACATCCCAGACCTCATCGCACACCCGGCGGTTTTTCATCTCGCCGTATGCCTCGGTAAACCCGACAGAGTTTTTCTGCACATCCTGCTCAGCACTTACCGGCTCCTGCGCCACTCCAAACATCTTCGCAAGGCCAGAAGAAAGCCGCTTGAAGAATCCAGTGCCCTCAGAGCTATCAGCTCCGGCACCGGGTTCAGCAGCGGCATCATCTTTCCGTTTGAAGAGCTTGATAAAAGCGTCCGGGTTTGCGCCCTCATCTACAAAGTCAACATTCGTGACTTTCAGATGCTTCAGTTTTGTTGCCACGTTCATCCTCCTTTCTATCAGGGTGAATATAATTACAGCCGGGAGTTTTCACCCTCGGCTGGAATTATCATTGCTGTTCGACTTCCACGCGCTCAGCTTCTCCCTCAATGGAGAACATGGTGTACTCGCCGCTCTTGACCTTCTCCCACACATCGCGGTCGGTCACATGGAAGCCTATCCACCATCCGACAGGCAGGGTGCCAGGTTCGAGGCCCAGAGCCTTCTGCTTTTCTTCGGTGAAAACGCAGCTTTCCACCAGCACGGCAACATCTCCCCGCTCGTGCATCTCGCCGCCTTCGCGGTACAGCTCCACGAAACGGTAGGCAGCATTTTCGAGGTCTGCCGGGTCGATCATATCTTCCTGCCAGTCCTCAATCTGCTCGCCATCCACACGGATGGCCACGCTCGCCCAGCCAAAAGCCAGCATCCGCTCGTCATCGCTTTTTGCAATTCGGAGGCCGTGCTTCTTCACGCCGCTTTCAGCAGGGGGCGTATCAGGGGGCGGCGTGGCCGCGATAAGTTCATTGAATGCAATCATCGGTGTCCTTTCTGCCAGTAGTCGGCTGACTGTTCGACATATTCAACAGTACACCCGCAGCGAGGATGCGCCGGGGGCAGCATTTTCTGCCCGGCAAACAGGAGCCTGCCGGTATAGCTAAAGGAATCATCCATGCCGATTTCCATGCCGTCCAGAGCTTCGCAAGTTTCGCACACAGCGTCATCTCCAGATGTGCACCAAACCTTTATCATGGGGCCGAGAAGCCCGTCATGCTGTGCCTGCCGAATTCCAAGGTCTGCACCTTGGTTGAATGAAAAGGCAAGCTCGGTCTGCGCAATGGTGGCAGCTCTGTACTTGTGGGCCTTCTCAGCATACCGGGAGGCAGATTCGAGAGCTTTTGTCCGGGCGGCCTCAGCTTTCATTCGAGGGTGGTTGTCCTTGATGGAGGTCAGCACGGTTTCGTAATATCTCACAGTAGCGGCAGACTGCTGTGCAGTCAGACCGATACATGGGCGAATCAGGCGGGCCAGCTCATCAACGGTGTGCCCTTCGGTCATCTTCTGGGCCAGCAGAGCACGTATTGCTTCCCGCTGCACCTCAGAACTCCGGGTAACGAAAGAGGCTCCACGGCTGGCAATCCATTGCGCTGCGCCGGGGGCCTCAGTTTCAAAATAGAATTTATCGAGCTGCAGGAGGGCAGGCTGTGCCATAGCTCCAGCCGAAAGAGCTTTCATCCAGACAGCGGAAAACTCCTTGTCAACGAACGTGGAATAGTCCTGTGTGAACTCCATGAACACATCTTCGTCCAGCTCTCCCCTCAGGACAGCTTGCCGTATCTCTTTGTAAGAGAGGGCTTGCTTTTGGTCATCCCAGAGGCGGCAGAGCTTTTTGATGGGCTCGCCCTGCTCGTCAACGAGGTACTTTTCCAGCTTCTTCAGCACCGCGCTCTTTTTCTTGCTGCGCCGTGGGCGGGCCTTCCAGACCTCACCGGGATGCGGAATCCTTACCAGCATTCGCAACCCTCCCCAGACGCTTTTTTGCAGCCTCGATAGCCGCCTCGTCATCCTCCAGAGCATCGCTCTGCCCGGCGGCGGTCTTGGGCGGCTCAGGGTTGAGCCTGCGGCCATCCAGCAGCCTTGCCTCAGCAGGCACAGTATCGGTGGTGCGCTTGGGCAGCCCACCCGTCTGGCGTACAAACTCCTCCAGAGCTTCATCGGGGATAAGGACACCCACGCCCACCATATCTTTGATGTAGGTGGACAGCTCTTTGAGGTCAACGTCCTGAATGTCCCCGTGGGTCATCTTCGGATAGTCCGTGATGCCGGAGAACTTCTCGCCGTTGATGTCAATCAGGCCCGGAATACCGTGCGCGTTGAACTCTTCGCAGATGATGTCCAGATAAGCACCAATGGCCATTGCGAACAGGTTGGTCTTGTCGCTGCTCAAAGCAAAAGAGCCGACCTTTTCATGGCCCAGCTGGATAAAGTCAGCAAGGACAGTCTGGCTGATTTTGGTGTCATATCTCTCGATGATGGCGTTGGTATCAAACTGCCGGGAACCGCCGGTGCTCATCAGCTCAAAGGAGTATCCGAATGGCAGCACAACGCCCTCGCTCTCATCCCGGCGAACATTCTTCACCATGCCTTCCAGCCCGGTGCGCAGTTTTACCATATCGGGGTCATCAGTGTCCCAAGGGTTTATGCCTTCCGGGGTGGTGATGACAGGCAGACCGGCAAGGTCGCGCTCAATGCCGATGCCCTCTATCTCCTGAATACGCCGCTTAAAATACCAAGAGTGGTATGCGGTACGCAGGATAGAGCGGCCCTCAGGGTTGTCCTTGCGGCTCCGGGTGCGGAACAGCAGACACTTTTCGATGGGAATAGTAATCAGGCCAAAATCCGGCGGCGGCATCTGCGTCATGCCAGTGAGGTTGTCTTGGTCGTCATACTCCCACTGGTAAAGGGTTTCTTGGGAACGAATGGGCAGCTTGGCCCAGCCGATGAGACCATCAGAGAATTTGGAGTTGGTGCGCTTATCTTTCGTTCGGCCCATGCGCCGTTTATAGACGATCTCGTGCAAGCTCCAGCCATACGTGAGGAAAGACAGGATTTCGGAGATGGTGTCAGTCCACGTCATGTCCATATCTTCCATACAGCTCTGCACGAATTCAGCGGCCTCCCGGTCCTTTGCCGTGCTACCGCCCGGCTCCACATTCCAGCTGGCCTGCCGCACAAGCATCTCAACAGCAAAGAGGATTGCACCAACGGTTTCGTCATTGTTAGACATCTCGGTGAAAACCTCAGCACCTTTGCGGCCACGCAGCTCAGGCAAGAACTCTTCGTAGAAGATACCGCCGTATCTTCGCTGACCAACACGGCCCAGCTCCTCAGAACCTTTGCTCATAGCGGTTCGCCTCCTTTCTCGTTATTTGTTTTTCCAGTAGCTGGCCTTCTGCAGCCCGCCGGAAGTAGGGGGCGCGGCAGCCACCGCGCTGCTCTCCAGCTCAGCAAAAGCGGAAGAGCCTGCATCGACCATATCTTTGAATTTGGATTCGGGGAAGCTCTCCAGCTCCGAGAAGTACATCTCGTTCCAGTCGGCCAGCAGGACATCGACATTGCCATGCTGCCACTGGGCGGCAAAGGGTTCGGCTCGAACCTCCTTGCTGCCAGATTCGGCAATGGTCTTGACCGGGAACCCGGCCAGCATCTTCACGAAGCTCTGGGCCTGCGCTTTACCAGCCTGTCCGGGGTCTTTCGGCAGCCTCTCCACAACGCGCTTGTGAGTTTTCTTATCCATCTGGGCGGTCTGTTTGATGTGGGTGCGGACATCATCAGCAGACAACCGCTGGTTGGTGACGTTCGCCACAATATAGCGGCCATTACGCCGCTTGCCCAGCAGAACGCTGGCGGTATAGGCAGGCTCTCCGTTCTCGTCCTCAGCAGTGGCGGCCAAATCCCAGCCACGCGCCCATGCGATAACATCTTTTGGCAGCTCATCCAGCAGGGTGACCTGACTGCGCTTGAAGTAGAGGCCAGCTGCCGCCTTGATCTTCCAGTTGCCGTTGAGCAGTCTTTCTCGTTCAACTTCCAGCAGGGCATTCAGGTTGGCGATATATCCGGGGTCGCTCTCCATCAGCACTTTGTTGTCTTGCAGGCGGGAGGCGATAAAGGTCACGCTCTTGCACTGCTCAGGGGTAACGCCGTGCTCTTTCTCCAGCTCCTCCACGCTCCCTGCAAAGTAGATGGTGTCGTTCAGTACGCACATATACCGCACCTGTCCGCTGCGCTCAGGGATGGGATAGCCGGTGTCTTGGTCAATCCACCAAGATATAAAATCTGCCACCCAGCTATCCGCATCGGGATTGCAGGTGGCTCGAACATAAGGCCGGATGCCGCAAGTAGAGCGGTTACGGCTCAGCATATAGAGGAACTGTTTGCGGCTGAAATGTGTCAGCTCGTCAAAGCCAAGGTAGCAAATTTCTGTGCCCTGCCAGCCCTTCAGGTCATCATCGTTCGTGATGTGAGCGAAGTTCAGGCGGGCACCGCTTCCAAATGTCCAATGCAGCTTCGGGGTCATACCCGGCACCGCATCAGGCACAAGGTCGTAAATCTTATGGCTGGCATCCCAAAGGCCGCCCTGGGCTGTTATCTGGGTATAGGAGTGACGGAAGATAACGCCGCCGAATCCCTTTACGCCCCTGTTCCGCAGTCCCTCCAGAAGCAGAGCATACGTCTTGCCGCCTCCGGCAGCTCCTCCGTAAATAACAATATCGGCTTTCGAGGCCATGAACATGGTTTGCGGGCCAGCTTGCGGGCCGATGGTTGCTGCCTCTCTCTTATCCCGTCCATTGTCAGGGATACAGATTGGCATATATTCCACAGTGAAGATTTTCTCATCTTCCTGCCCGGCGGCACCAGCTCCAACTTGGTCCGTCAGTTCTCCCAGCAGCCGAATTGATGCCGTATCTCCATCAAGAAGAGCTTTCTGCATCAATCGCGCCACAATGGCCGCGCTGTACGTCTGGTCATCTTTGGCAACGCCGTAGACTTCCAGACTTGCGCCCATAGTCTTTCCGACATGGGCATTCATGAGCTGTTGGGCCAGCTCTCTCATGTTTTTTCTGGCCCTTTTTGCTTCTCCAGAGGCGATGCCAGCTTTTCGCGCAGATTCAGACCTCTCCTCTGGCGTTTTTCTCGCGTTTACCTCATCAATAGGCATGAGGTTCTTTTCGTTGGCCACTTCACCACCTTCCTCTCGTTTTCAGGGTGGAGAAGTCAGATGAAGCAGGCATCTTTCCGGCCAGCAAGCAGCATCTCGTGGACATACATATTCGGCCCGGTCATGCGGCAAGGAATGTCACACCCGGCCATATCGGTTGCGGCTCGGTTCTTCTTCTCCAAAATATCAGGGTCGAGGATGTGGCCGATGATCTGATACGGCTTGTGGCAGCAGTACATAACCTCACCGCGCTCATTCAGGGCGATTTGCGCCCACGATGCGGTGCAGGATTCTTCCTGACGGTCCAGCAGCTCCCACTTGAAATTGAGCACCACCCGGCTGTCGTTCGCTGCCAGTTCCTTCACCGCCTCCATCATCCTTGCGGCCTGCTCTTTCGCCATGTCCAGAGCATAGGCTTTCCCGCCAGTGCTTTCGATGGGTCGGAACGCAATATAATCCACAAGAAGGTCGCAATTTGCCTCGTAGAAGCGCATAACGTCATCAGGAGAGGTAACAACACACTGAATGCCCAAAGACGTTCTTGGGCTGTGCTGGCGTTTCCACACGGCGTAGTCCTGAATATTCTTCACGGCAACAGCATACTTTCGCACACCGCGGCGGTGCTCGTAGCTATCTTCGTCCCATCCATCAAGGCTGACTTTCAGGTAGTCAGGTCTGGGCAGCCTCAGCACGTTGAAATTCGTGTTGATGCCATAATGCAGCCCCTTTTCGTCCATCCATTCGGTGATGCGGTCAAAATCAGGGGTGAGCGTAGGCTCTCCGCCTCCGGTCAAGATGAAGCCCTCCACGCCCATTTCCATCAGGCGGGTGGCATACTTGCGGAAGCTCTTGAAGCTCATAGCTCTTGCACCGGGGTCAAGCTCCCATCTCCCGTATGTGCAATAGGGGCAGCGGTTATTGCAAAAGTTGTTCAGGAATATATCTGCCGTAATAGGCTTATGCTCTCCCACGATGCGGTCGAGGTGGGCGAGCATCTTATTCCCGGCGATATTCTGCATCGTTCTTCTCCTTTCGGTATTTCTGGTTCAGGATTTTCGGGACGCAGCAGTCCCAGTTTATCTGATGGTGGGTGCGCTGGTGGCTCCCTCCCATTTTCCCGATCTCCACACAAGACGGCATAGACATGACAGAGTAGAAAGATTTCGTGTACGTCCCGCTCTCCTTATACGCCTCAGTCATACCACCGGACAGGCTTTGCGTCTGAATCTGCGTTACCTGACAGCGCATAAATGTGAAAAACAGTACGCCGCGGCTACCAAGGGTGGTGTAGGTAGTAACATCTTCGTTCATCGTTCCACGGAACTCTACGGGCGTATCGGTCCTGCAAAACATACTGTTCATGCACTTCCGCTTCAAGCCCATCTTGTACCCGCCACCATTCACACCGCCTATCATGTCACCACCCTGAGCAAGGGCAACCATAGCAGCACCTGAAGCATCAAGAAACGTAAGCATAGCCTCGAACAGGCCATCCAACTGCGGCCCGACCATGGATTTTCCCTTGAGCTTGGTTCCTTCCGGCCAGCGAATCAAGATGTCTTTATAGTCATCGTCCAGCATGAGGAAGTATTTCAGCCCCAGCTCTTTGGCGATTCTCCAGCTCTCATTTCGGGCGTACAAGATGGCTCGATGCTCGCAGATATTGTCCATCGTGTCAGCTCTGGCAACAGCAGCGGCCTTATCGAACATGATGACGTTCTCGGCTCCAAACTTCTCCCGGTACAGCTCAGCAGTATCATCTTCGTTGTCGATGATAAAATACAGCTTCCCGGAATACTTCTGCCGCTTCAAGGTGTCTGCGGTCACTACGTTGTCAGCTCTCCCGTGGGTCAGGATGAATACAGCAAAATCGTCACGCAGCATGGCTCATTCCTCCATCAGCTCAGAAACCTTGCTGGAGAGTGCCACAAAGCCATTGCGAATGGCATCATCTTCGTCAATGATAACAAGGGCCGATTTTTCCATCAGCTCCTGCATCTCAGGGGAGGCGTGGGCATAATACTCAGCGATTTTCCGATAATTGAAAACCGTATGCCGGCCTGCAGCTCTCAGCAGAAAGCCTTTTTCATCAGGCCGCAGCTTGGATGCTTCGATCTCCGCAATAAGGTCATCCGTCTTTGCGGTATCATACAGAGCAGAGAGGTCAGGGCATTCGCCGGTCGGCTCATACTGCGGAATGGTGGTTTCAGTGGTATAGGGGTTATCGGCTACGCCCTCGCTCAGGTCTACGGCTTCCAGAGCAAAGCCGAACTGCTCCATGTCGATATTGGCAATGCCAGCTAATTCCTGCGCCAGCTTCTCGTCATCCCACAGGGCAAGCTCACCGGTCTTATTGTCTGCCAGCCGGAAAGCATTGACCTGCTCTTCGCTCAGGTCATCTGCCACGACACAGGGCACAGTTTTGAGCTTCAGCTTCTTGGCGGCTTTGTAGCGGGTATGCCCGGCCACAATGACATTGTTCTTATCCACAACGATGGGAACCTTGAAGCCAAACTCCTTGATGGAGGCGGCAACAGCATCCACAGCATCGTCATTCTGCCGGGGGTTGTTCTCATAGGGATGCAGCTCGGAAAGTTTCAGGCTTACGATGTCCACGGTCAGACCTCCCATATATTTAGTATTTTGGCAAAAATAAAACCCAGCCGTGTGGGCAGGGTCATTGATAATTTTGCGCTAATATGATACAATAAAGCCGTCCGGAGTAGAGTTTCCGGGCGGCTTTTTCGCTTTTCAGGCTCCCTCGGCTGGCAGGCTTTCACGGGAGCCTGATTTTTTTATACCTTGATTTTGCTATCGCGGACGATCTGTGCAGCTTCTTCAGGGGTCTTTGCAGTGGCCTCGATGAGCTTTGCAAGATTTTCCAGATACTGATTCAGTTCCGGGGTGGTCATTTCATCCATGTCCTCGCTTCCTTTCTGGATGAACCTTTTGCGGTTCCTCTCTACGCTACTATTATACTACTTTTTGTGTATTTTGTAAAGCGTTTTTAACGAAATTTTGGCGTATCCATGCACTTTTTAGACCGCATATTTGGCGCGGCAGAATAGAATCGAACTATCAACCGGCGGTTTTGGAGACCGCTGCTCTTCCAATTGAGCTACTGCCGTACAATGGCCGCCTTTCGGAATCGAACCTTCCGTGGCTACTCCCACGAACGCGCTCCACGTTGCGCTAGGGCGGCATCCGGTGACAATTCGTCACCAGTTCACTGCCCTCACGCGCTCCGCTTGCGCTATGGCGGCATATAAAAAGCCGTTGGCTGGATTTGAACCAGCACCACAGAGCATCAGCCTCCCGGATGACAGGGGCCGGAAGGAATCAGCTCTGCGTATCGTCAGTGTGACGCGGGTTAAATGCCCGCCGCTCTGCATTGAGCTACAACGGCATATAAACAGCCCGCTCCTGCGGTGGTCAGCTCAGGAGCGGGCTGTTATTTTTGGACACACACGCGGGCGGCTGATAAGTACCGCCTTGGCGTTCCGGGGCCTCCGACTGGTAGAAAGCAAAAGTTTTGGAGGAATCCTAGAAAAGAAAGGTCTCGCCGTGTCAAAAGGAGAAAAGGAACCCAAGAGGTGCGCCGCGTATGGGTACCGCGGCAAGCTCCCGGTGGTTCATGGGGCCATGTGTCCACTTCGGCCTACGGGGTTGGCCGGTTCTGGTGCAGATGGACGGAATCAAACCGCCACAGCACGATGCCTGCTGCTGGTGCTGTCATTTCATACATCCGCATATAAAGAGCCACCTACACAGCATTGGCCGCTTCAGTGGCGCAAGGAACACAATAAAGGGTAATGGGGAGGGCAGGCCAAACAGCTCGCGCAAGCCATCCAGCCCACCGGCCTTCATTATGTCCGGCGCGTTTCCGCATTGCGCGGGTGCGCTTATGTCATTTTAGCACAGCCTGCGTACCAGCGGCAACACGGCGGCACACCGATGGCACACCGGGAAGGCGTAAAAATTAAAGCTCAGGTTTTGTGCATATTGAGCATTATGCACAGCTCTTTGAGATGTCGGGCCAAATCTCTGCCAGAGCTTCCAGCCCATGCCGGATGCTATCGCAGGCAGTAGACTGCGCAACGCCCAGCTCTATGGATACATCCAGATACGTTTTGAGCTTGAAGTTGCCCTGTGCATCTCTGGTTTCGCACTCGATGTAATACGCTCTCAGCGCATCAGCATCCCGCAGGCTGGAGCTGGTCTCAGCATAGACGATGCAGAACGTCCGGGAGATAGCCTCAACACGCAACTTGGTCAGCTCAGACATCATCCGGGACAGCTCTTGACTTTCTCCATCCACCCTGCACACGGCATCCAGAACCTTGTCCCCATTTCCCGGCGACACGGGCATACCGCTAAAGCTCTGGGTGACTCTGGTAGCAGCATCCAGCTGCCTCTGCACTTTTTCCTTCTGGATGTTCACGGCCTCGGCCATATCGCGCAGCTTGCGGAACCACGCTCTAACCTCGGCCACTTCGGCCTGCTTCTCATCATCTCCAGCTTTCCACGCTCTGATCTTATCCATTTTGTTCCTCCCCGTTTTTGCTTGAAAAATAGTTCAAAAGAGCTTAACGGTAGCTTGAAGCGGTAAATCTATCCTTCAGCACCTCATACACAGTTTTGCGGGCTTTTTCGGCCTGCTTGTCCTTATCAGTGGCGAACTTGAACTCCATGGGCACAGATTCCGGCGGTTTCTCAATGCTCGCGGCTTTCCCAAACGCCTGCTGGATACTCTCGGCCAGCCTGGTGCCCATATCGTCCAGCATCTCAGGGGTTCCGGCGGCAGTTATCTGAATCTCATCGTCAGGAACGCCGCGCTTGCCATATAAGGTGCGCTCCAGCTTTTCCACGCGGCGTTCCAGCTGCCGGATGCGCTTATTCTCTCTCTTGCTCATTGTTTCCGCTCCCTTCAAACAAACTCTTTCGGCGGCAGCTCATACTCTGCACCGATTTTCTTCCACATGTGCAGGCAGTACGGATGGGTGTTGATGTTCGCACTCTTGGGCGGGTGGAACTGGATAACGCACTCATCTTCGCCCCAGAAGATGTCCTTGACCATGCACATTTCCTCCCATGTCGGGCAACGGTTGCTCAGGCTCACGCTAACGTGTTCCCAGCCGCCACCCCACGAGGCAATAATGGCCACAGCTGAAGCCCTATACCGCGGGTGGTGCAGATAGCCCATCAGACCATCAAAGCCCTCCTTGACAACCAGCAGGCGCGGGCTGCTCTTCATTTCCTCAATGCTTTTCATTGTTCACGCCCTCCAGAAACAGCAGCACACCGGGTGCCGCAAAGCGGACACGATACGCCTTCAGGTCATCCTGCGTGACGTACTTCCTGCCGAACAGATTTTTCATATCGCACCAGACCAGCCACGGAACTCTGTAATAGGCGTTTGCTCCAAAAGAGCAAAGGACAAAGGCCACACCACCAAGAAGCGTTGTGCGGCTCAGGCAGGCCGCCTGCGTGGATGATACGCGGTCAAGCCCCATCTTTCCGCTGTTCGTGTGCTTTGCTTCAAAGGTCACGGCTGTGCCACCGGCCAGAATGCCCTTGTAGTCAGGCTGGGCCTGCTTGGTATAGCAGGCAAGGAAGCGGCCAGAGCGGTCAGCTCCTCCCAGAGGCTTCATCGGCTCAGGGGTCTTTTCGATGTCCGCAATACCATTGGTGCGGTAATACTCGCAGGCAGAATTGATGAGACTCTCAAAGCCAGCACCTTCGGCGCGGCTCCGTGCCCCGGTCATGCTCCGGCGCATGGTAGCGGATGTAATAGGTTTACGCATTGTCATTGTCGTTGCCCTCCTCGGCTTCCATCTGCCGCTTCAGTTCAGCGGCATCCACAGTGACATACCGGGTGTGGCTGAGGATATTATCGGCCAGCACCTTGCTTTTTTCGTCCATCGAGTTTTCGAGGATGTTTGCGGCAGCCCTCATGCCGGCCACCACAAAGGGAAGGTCGGAGAAGTCAAACAGCTGAGCAAAGCCGCAAGCCTTGCCCACGATCTCCCCCATAGCCTCTGCCATGATGCGGCTGGCATCAGCATCTCGCCCGGCGGCGATAGCAAAGGCCATCTGCGAATTGTACGGAATCTTCGGTTTTTCGGTCATGTGTTTTAGTCCTCCCACAAAATAGCCTGCCCGCACTGCCCACAGAACGTGTTTTCGGCTTCGTCCTGATTGTGCAGATATTCACCAGAGCCGCAGTTCGGACAGCTCAGGATGCTCTTATCGCCATCTGGATACGGGCTGCGCGGAATCCTCAGCAGCAGGGCATCGCGGCCCATCGAGCAGGCGTCCTCGACAGCGGCAAGGCTTTCATATCTCTCGCGGTGCCTCGGGTCAAGAATCCCGGCGGCACGTTCAACGGACATCTTCTCGCTCATCTTCCAGCCTCCAATACTCCACAAAATAGACGTACCCAGCTTTGCCGCTGCGCTTCTCTTTGCCCCAGCTGACAGCGTAGCCATTCTGGGCCAGAATCGCGGTCAGGGTGCGGCGGTCATCCACGAGGTTGCAGTCGATTTTGAAATGCTGTGCCATGTGCTCACATCCTTTCTGCTTCTTCATCCCACTTGTCCATCATAGAATCAAGGGCCCGATGCTCCAGACAGCCAGCCAGCACGTTTAGTGCCCGGAACTCCTCTGCGTTCATTTTGCCAGTACGGTACTGGATGTAAATCTCCCGGCGAGCTGTGTCCAGAGCCTCCAGAACAGCATCACCATCTTCCCAGTCTGTCAGGGATTCCAGTGTGGCAAGCTGCTTGACAAAATCGGTTTTATCCATGTTTCCACCTCCTCAGTGCCGAAGAAAGCTCTCCGGCAGCTCCAGCCAGTCCAGGACATCGTCCTCGCTCTGTCCGCCATCTGCAAAAACATCCAGCACATTGGGCACCAGCCGCCGCGCCATCTCCTCATCGTCCATGTCGCGGATGCAGTCAGCAACGGTGTTCTGGTCGCTCTCGCGGATGGTCAAGCTCAGCTTGACGGTAGAGCCATCGTGCCGTGTCCAAGAGCAGATAAGGCTCTGCCCGCCGACCTTCTCCAGCGCGGTCAGCATCGTATCACGACAGGTCGCAATGATCTTCTCGCTCTCGTTCACATCCATGTTATCGCCACTCCTTCCCGGTGGCCTTATCCCTCAGAGGAATGCGGCCCAGAATCTCAAATCCTGCAAGGTCGGCCACCTGACGCAGCAGGGGCACGAGAATGCTGATTTGCAGCATGGTTGCAGCATCTTTCTGGCGTTCTTCCTTGCGGATGTTCTTCATGGCTGCGGTTGGGGTCGGGTCACGCTCCATTCTCCAACAGGTCAAACAGGGTGGGCGCATCGCGCTCAGCATCCGCGCTCTCCAGATAGCCCACACCGTCCCGGAAATAGTCAGTGTTCAGCTCTACGCCTTTACCACGGCGGCCCAGCTTCACGGCCTCATAGGGCACAGTGAACAGCCCTGCAAAGGGGTCAGCTACCAGCTCGCCCTCGTTGGAGTACCGCTCAATCAGCCGCTGCACAATATCCAGCTGGAGCGGGCAAACATGGAGGTTCTGCCGCCGCCGGCTCTGGGAGGTATTCAGGGTGCGCATCCGCACGATGTCATCCCAGACCGTCATGTCCCAGCTTCCCGGGGCGACAACCATGAAGGTGGAAGGCAGCCGTCCGTCTTTATCCAGACTTTCGGCCAATTTGACGTGCTCAGCGTAAGAATAGACGGTATCACGGCTGAATTTGCGGTAGACCGCCTGCAACTTCGAGGTGGGTATCTTCTCCAGTTCTTCCCGGGTAAAAGGCCGGTCACCGCTGGAACGCCAGAAAGCATGGGCGTCAATCTGCCACTGTGCGCGGGTGTACTCCTCTTTGGACTTCTTCACGGGTGTATCAGCATAGCCGCGGCTGCGGTCGGTAGGCAGCTTGCGGAACAGCAAGATGTACTCAGGGCATCCAACGCCCATTTTTGTGCCATCTTTGCACTGCTCAGTCCAGCCCAATCTGTACGTTTGATTGTTTTCCCTCACCACATCGGTGACCACAGTAATCATCCCAAAGTACGCAAAACCATGTTTGCGGAAATGGGCAATGCAGTCAGCATGGAACGGCTCAATGGTAGGAGCGGCCAGCCCGGTGACATTGGCGAACTCCACGCGGTCTTTGACATGAATCGCAGCCACGCGGCCCGGCTTCAGAGTCCGCAGCAGCTCAGGGGTGAGGAAGTCCATCTGCTTGAAGAACTCATCATCGTTCGGGTTGTGTCCGAAGTCGTTGTAGCTGGGGCTGTACTCATAGTGGTTGCCGAACGGAATAGAGGTCACATAAAGGTCGATGCTGTCTGTCGGCCAGCTCCGCACCTCTTCCACGCAGTCGTTGTTGATGGCCGTATAATTATTTCCCTTAACTTCCACACGCTCACATCCTATCGTTCGTTTCAGGGCCTCCAGAGCAAGGCTGCCGAGGCCGTATTCCTTGATGATCTCCTCCATCTTCTCACTCAGCTCGTCATACTGCCGCCACTTGCGCTGGAGGGCCAGCAGAATCTCCGTTTCAGTGTCCATATACAAGATGTCGATGATGACAGGAGCTTTCTGCAAAAAGCGGTAGATACGATGAATGGCTTGGATGAAGTCGTTAAACTCATAGTCCACCCCCATGAAAATTGCCCTATGGCAGAATCTTTGGAAATTGCATCCAGAGCCGGACAGGCTCTTTTTCGTGCCAAAGATGCGGGTACGGCCCTGCGCAAAATCCATGACGCGCTGTTCGCGGGCCTCCAGCTCCATGCTGCCATAGATGTCCACCATCTCAGGCACAGCCTTTTTGAGAGCCTTGCGCTCATCTTCGAGGTCGTGCCAGACCACAAAATGCTCATCGGCGGGAGCTTCGGCAATGATGCGGGCCACCTCAGCAGCGCGGATGTCAATGCTATCGCGCTTTTCCTTGGCAGCATCAGACAGCCCCATCGCGGCATCGTGGCCGAGCTTCATCTGGCCGTCAGCTTCAAACTCCGCAGGGCGGTCAAGACTGGTGAGCTTGTGGTATTGGATGTCCATCGGGGGCAGGGCGTACCCTTCATCCGAAAAACCAAGGTCGGAAGGTTTCTGGAGGAACAGCCCCCAGCTGGCGCACCAAATCCAGAACTCGCGCTCGCGGCCCGGATAAAGGGTCAGGTTGTTCGCCTTGGTGGAATCCCGTTTGAAAAAACGAGTAAGGGCCTGCCCGGTGTCCATGACCTCCAGAAAACCTGCATAGTGAATCAGCTCTTTATACCGGTTCGGGGAAGGCGTGGCCGTATTGGTCAACTTATACTTGACCCCCTTGAACTTCAGCATAAAGCTCTGGTACGTCTTAGAGCCGAAGCTGCGCAGAGTGGCCGCTTCATCCAGAGAAACAGCAGTAAAGCGGTGCGGGTCAATGTCACCATCTCGGACACGCTCATAGTTCGTCAGGACAATGGGTGCGCCGCTTGCCTCCACCTCTGCCATCGTGCGGCAGTAGGGAGGTTCGGCCATCCCCAGCAGATTCACGGCATCTGCCTTGAACTCAGGCAGCACGTTCAGGGGCATCACAATGAGCACCTGTCCGCCTTCATGTTTCTGCAGGAGGCGGCACCATTCGAGCTGCATGACGGTCTTTCCCAGACCAAACCGGGCAAAGATACCCCTGCGGCCCCCACGCAGTGCCCACAGGACACTGACGCGCTGGTGGTCTTTCAGCACAGGATTGACCTCGGACGGGTCAATCTCAATGCCAGACATGGGCGCGATGTCAATTTTCTGCTCCAGAAACTCGCGGTAATTCATAACGCACACCCCCTTTCTGAGGCTCCAGCTTTGCCCCACAGCAGGGGCAGACATCAACACGGCGCGGCGGCGTCCTGTCAACCAGATACCCAGCAGACACGCCCAGAGCTTCCGCAAACTTGCGGATAGCTTCAATGCCAGGCATTGCGCCGCCCCTCTCATACAGACTTACGACCTGAAAATCAGTTCCCAGCCTATACGCAAGCTCTTTCTGGCTCAGGCCGGCAGCCACGCGGCAGGCTTTCAGCCTCTCGCAGAAAATTCGGTCCATTTTATCATCTCCATTTGGCTTTATTCATGTCCCAGCTCAGGCTCCTCTTGTTCCACTTCCTGATTTCGTCAGGCGTGTTCGAGAAGGAATAGCCTTGGGTTCTCTCGATGCCGTCCGGCTCGTAGGTCACATTGCAGTCACCCAAGATGCAGTCGGTGGTAGTCGGGTGCCTCCAGTAGATGTGACAGAACTTGCCAATCGGTTTGCTCTGCTCATCCAGCAGGGCAAAGTCTTTGCTTTCCTGCTGGAGCTGCCTGCCGCAAAAAGGGCAGGCTTCTGGGATATTCACATTGCACTTCATCCGGCAGCCTCCTCAGATGTCCCAGTCGGAAGGAACACCGAGGCGGCATTCTCCATCGCCATCATTGCTGGTCGGCTTATCAAACGGGCATCCCGGGCAGCCTTTCCCGGCAGCCAGCCAGTTCTTGCAGAATCTTGACAGCGCAACAGCAGACACCATCGGGTATTTCGGAACATATTTGTCCAGCATACCAGTCGCAGAAAATCCTCTGCATTCGTTTGCCCTTTCCAGCATCTTCACAGCGTCATCCTGTTCTTGCTGAGATTCGCAGTGAATGGTGATGTCGTAGGTATCATCATAGACAGCCCACTTGCCGTCTGCCCGGCAGAACAGCACCAGCTCCTTTTCGTTGCTCATGTCCACATCTCCCGTAAGTCCTTTTCGACCTGTGCGGATTTTGCTTCGAGATACTCTGCAAACTCTTCCGGGGCCATGCCCTCGTTCTTGAACTCGCCAACCATCTCCCAGTACCTGTCGCCAACGCGGATGATCTTCTGCACCTGCTCATCGGTCAGGCCCAGCTCACACCGCAGATTCTGAATCAGGGCACCCCATGTGATGGCAATGCCATCCAGAGCCATGAGAAAGCCGCAGAGCTGATTCTGCCGCACGATCTTCCTCATGTTGGTGGTCATCGCCGCTTTTCCTCGCGGCTGGTGGCTTCCGAATTTACCCATCGTTCTTTTCCTCCTGTTATCCCCACTGCTCAGACATAGCTTTCGCAACTCCGGGGAATGTTTTTGCTCGATTTTTAGCGCGGTCAGTGGTAAACATACCCTTGTTGCGCTCATCATGCTTATGTGCGTAAGAACAGGACGGGCACCATGTAGCCACAGGCTCCACAATATCGGTCGGGAATAGTGGCGGCAGAGCCTTCAGCCAAAGGCAAGTTTTCTTGCTGTATGGGTGTCCATACTCATACGGCTGCACAGCTTGCGTATACGGTGGCAGACAGAAAACCTTACTCGGCACGGGATTTTCCACGCAGATTCTCGGCACATCTGCCCACCAGAACCGCATAAACAGGTCGCGGCCCTGAATGCCCAACATCACGCGGTCAGCTTGAAGCTGGTGCCCTTTCCAGAGATGCCGTGCGCCGGCATTGCTCAGGTATGTGCAGGGCGGGTGCGCAATGAGCAAGTCCCAAGCATCAATGTAATGCCCTTTATCATCCATCGTCTCAATTTGCCCCCCCCCTCAGGGGCAACAGAGCATCGCCAAGGATGTGCCATTCCGGGTGACCGCCAGATGGTTCCTGAATGTCGCAAGAGTATGCTTCATGCCCTCGTGCTCGGAAAGCCTTGCAAACCTCTTGGCTCTCCTCGCAGGCTATCAAAACTTTCATGCTTCAGGTTCCTCCAGTTCAGGGCCTGTGATGTTAGGCATCCAGTGGGTGACATCATCCAGAGGAATGCACTCTCTGTTCTCAGCCCAATCTCCGTTGTCATACATGAATGCGGTCAAGATAGCACCATCAGAACAGTACACGATGACATCAACATTCAGGTCAGGCGGGTCTTTCTTTGCATCTCTCCAGAGCTGGCGGGCCATTTCCTGCGGGTCAGCTTCAGGAAGAGCATCAATAACCCTGTTCACGTCAGCCAATGTCTTGATGTAGCCCAGAGTGGCCTCCGCGAAAAGATGCTGCTTCAGGGTTTCAGCATCAAGATATTTCCGCTTGCTCATGCCACGCCCTCCTTTTTCAGCTTCTCAGGCAGCGGCATCCAGCCCATCACAGGATAATCTACCCGGTTGTTGTAGACTTCGTCCTGATTGAAGTGGCGATATTCCCACCACCCTTTTGGGATGATGTAATCATCATGTTCTTCATCCAGCTTGCCCCATGCTGCAAGCTCATCCCAGTAAAAAATGCTATCTTGGGATAAGAGCGTTCCATCTTCGTAGTGGGCCGTTGTGATTCCGCATTCTCCAGATGCGGTCTGATACATAATCAGCACTTCTTCTTCGACCTTCGGCGGGTCGGTTTCCGGGTCTCTCCATACGGGCTGCAGGTTCTTGAGGTCAACAACCGGGGCAATCTCGATAAGAGATGACGGAACGCCATGAAAAGCAGCGTTGCCCTTGGTGATAATCATAACTTCGTGCTTGAGCAGCTCGTCACGGTCAATCAACGTCATACGGCACGTCCTCCATTCTGAATCCGCACATCGGGCAAAACGGCGTTTTGAGGCTGCACGGATTGATCTCCCTGCATTCCGGGTTCGTGCAGCGCGTTGTAGGTACAAACCACGAGCCGTCTTTACCGATATGGTCTTTGTACGAGCCGGGAACATCTTCCCAGTGCGCCACAGGCCGCAGCGTCTTCGGGTCGATGGTGGGCAGATTGCTCAGGTCGCCCAGCTCATCGCTGATGCTTTCACAGAACAGGATGTCGGCCGCCTTTCCTTTGGCTTCCTCCTCGGCAAGGTCTTTTTTGAGGTCAGCTTCCAGTTCGCCAACATCGACCAGCCGGGTGATCTCCTTTTCCTCAGCCATCTTTCGTCACCTCTTTCGGCTCCACCTCCAAGGTGGGAGCGGCAAAAATGCAGCTGATGGGCACAGCATACACGCCTGAGCCGTCCTCCTCTTTGCAGTAGATGGCCTGCTTCAGCAGCTCATTGGCATCCACAGGGCGAGCATCATTTGCCATCGTCCTGCACCTCCTCTCCAACCTTCCAGCCGATAAGGTCGCAGATGCAAGCCATATCCTTTTTGCACCAGTGGATGACAAACCGTTCAGGCAGGAACGTCCCGTGGAATACGCTTGTAATACCGTCTCCTCCCAGAGTTTCGGTAATGTCTTTGATGGCCCAGTTCACAGCCTGCGTGACATCCACTTTTTCCTCGAAGATACATCCGCAGTTGCGGCACTTAAAAAGGCCGGTCCTTCTCTCAGTCATGCGGCTGCACCTCCTCGGGTTCCAGCATCTTCCGGCTGCAGCTCTGGTTGTAGCATACAGGGCAGCAATAATGCAGATACTTCACCCCGGCCAGAATCTCCGGCGGCTGGCACATAACCATCGGCCTGCCGCAGTTCTGGCAGACAGGCCAGCCCAGTACGGCAACATTCTTGCGCTCCGCAAGACGTTTCTTCCAGCGTGGGTATTTTTCCTGTGCCTTCTCCCAGCATTCTTCGTAAAGCTCCTGCATGGCAAAGCCGTTCACAGGCTCGCCCAGCAGGGCATAGATGCTGTTCAGGACATCCCCGAACTCCTCTTTCAGATTCTCCCAGCACTCTTCGATGGTCTTGGGAGTAGGGTTCGTGCCATCCAGAGCGCGGCGCAGCTTCAGCGCGGCCTGCGCACATTCGGAATGCTCTTCGGCCATCTGCGCCAGAATCTCAGTCGGGGGCAAAATCTCCGAGACCTTCTTTTCTTCATCCATTGTGTAACACCTCTGTTTTTTCGATTTTCAGCCTCTCAGCAGGAAGCTCCGGGTGGAAGTTCCGGGCAGCGAAAAGGGCCACTTCCTCAGCCTCTTTCCGGTTCTCAGCCTTCACCTCATACCAACCGAGGTCGGCAAAGGTGATTTTGTACGTCATGGTCATGCGCTATCCCTCCCAACAAAAACGCCTGCGTAAAGGCTTTCGCCCACAGAGTAGTGATAATACTCGTGACCGGCTGGAATGCCATCAGGAGGCTTCTGTGTTGGCCTGAGTGCCATCTGGTGTCCTCCGACCAGAATGAAATACTCCACACCGCTCACAAGTCGCTGCATCCAGCTTTCCGCTGGCTCAGCATGGAAGCTGCGGCCATCCATACAGCAGACCGCCACGGCGGGCCGTGCGGGAAGGGAGAAAAAGGAAAGCTGCTCAACTTCCATCGCCTGTCACCTCCACCGGGATGGTTCGACCCGCACAGGCTCGAACTCATCAAATTCCGGGTAATACCTTCTGGCCATCTCCACAGCCTTATGCTCAGCGTCCTTCTCGTTGGCCGCCTGCACATTATCCCAGCAGTGGAGGTCTGTGCCGCCCTCGTTGCGGCACTCCACTAAAACCCTGAACTTACCCATTGGCTGCCTCCAGTCTGGCCGGGGCGGTCCCGGCTCTCAGGCGGGCAGCCTCCCTCGGCGTAGTAGAAATATCACCCTGCGCCTGCTTCAGGAACTCCACCCGGCGGTATGTAAGGTCCGGCGTTCGGGCCAGCTCTTCCAGCCCTCCAACGCTGCCTGCATACTTTTTGGCTGCCGGTGGCAGGCTCTCGAACAGCTTCTTCAGCTCTTCTGTGCCATCGCTCCGTATCAGGCCGCCGTGTTCGTCCATCCCTACCACCATCGGCCAGTTGCGCCAGCTGATGTACTTCTGTGCCTTATGGGCGGCATCTGCCAGAGCGGACCACTCAGCATCCGGGTTGATGGTCTGCGAAAGCTGCTTGAAGATATCGGCCACAGTGATTGGATAGACACACACCCTGTTCGCGGCCAGAAAAGCCCTTTTGACCACCTCGCCGGGATAGTCTCGGAACTGGTACGTCCAGACATCCAGCATGATCTCCATCTCGGCATCGGTCAGGGGTTTCGAGCCGAGCTTATACAGAACGAAGTTCATCTGGATGAGCTTTGCGGCATCTTCTTTTGTCATTCGAACCCTCTTTCCTTGTCCATCTTTGCCAGTACGCGGTCGAGCTGGCTTCCTACATCTTCAGCAGGCTTCCGGGCATTTCCAGCCCGGTTGCCTTGTTGCTGGCGGCTCTGCCATTGCTCATCGCTTGCGGCCACGCCTGCGGGGTTCTTGATGCCGTCACGCTTCCAGCCACGCAAAGTGCCATCAACATACGTCCAGTTCCGTTTTCCGGCCTCAGCAGCCCGGTCAATGGCCAACAGAATCATCTCCGTGCTGAACGTCTCCCTCCAACTCTTGACCTTGTAATAGACAGACGGCGGCAAATCTCCAAACACCTCTTGGAAGTGACTTGCAATTTTTGCGAGGTCAGCATCCAAATCGTGCTCCGCAGTAGTAGCAGTAGTAGGTATATCTGATACGTTAGTATCGTTTGTACTTTGTACTTTGTACTTTGTACTTTGGGGGCTATTGGTTTCGCTTGGTTCCTCAGAAAAACCATTTGGTTCCTTTTGGTTTTCTTTGGTTTCTTCGGAAGCCTCTTGGTTTTCATCCTTTTTCTTCGGCCTGCCACCCTTTCGTCCGGCCTCTCTGTGAGCAATAACAGCACGTTGGTATGTCTTTATATTCTCATCAAGGAACGGCCTCATGGATTCAAAGGCAACTTGTTCGATAGGCTCCATGCCATCCGTTTCTGTTCCGGTTTTGACATAAGCCGCCATAGCACGAAACACTTGCCGGAACGCCGCATCATCCAGAATATCGAGGAGTTTGAGCTTATCGAACGGAATCAGCAGCCCTTTTGGGCGGGCCTTCTCAATTTCGTCCGCCATCTGCCCACCTCCTTTCTAACTTCAAAAACCAAATGGTTTCTGGTGGTTTATTTTGGTTTAGAACAGGAGGTCATCAGCATCGTCATTGATAATGCGGTCAGCATCATCGGCATACTGCTGGGCAACGGGGGCAGGCTGAGGAGCCACCGGGGCCGGTTCTACGCCAAAAGGCGTAGGGCCTTCTCCCTCAGCAAAGCCATCAGCGGCAGTTGCGGCAGGCTCTCCAGCAGGGGCCGCCGGCTGCATCAGGTCAATGGCCATCTGCACCCACCGGGCATTGACAAGGCCGCCAACGACCACCCCATCAACATCCAGAAGGCTCCAGTACGTCTTTCCATTGGCCTCCCGGCTTTTCAGCTCCTTACCGCAGACCTCCACAAAGTCGCCCTTCTGCAACAGGCCGTCCCACTGGTCGAGGTTCTTCCAGAGGCAGCACTCCACAAACACGCTGTTCCACTTGCCAGATTCGTCCTTTACGCTGTGGGCCTTCACGCTCAGGCTCAGGAAGGAGTTGCCGCTTTTGGTTTCCTTCATTTCGGGGTCACGGGTCAGGGTTCCGGTAACTTTCGTTCCGGTGCTGGTCTTGATAATCACTGCTCATCGCCTCCAGTTCCAGCATTTGCAAAGGGGTCGCCCTCAACTTCGTCAGCTTCAACAGCCAGCGGTGCAGGCTCTTCCTTCTTGGGCTTCTGGATGCGGCGGCGGGTCGGGACAGCACCGGCGGCAGCTTCCTCAGTAGACAGCTCGCGGAACCCGGCTTCTACCTCCACAGGAACCTCGCTCTCGTCAATCAGACCGCCAAAGGTGGCGGGGAAGGCTTCACGCAAGGTATGGACCAGAGCGACCTTGCGAATCATAGTCGCAGGCTTGGTCACCCAAAGGGATTTTTTTGTGTCGTACTCGCTGAAGCTCACTTCCTCGTAGAACGGGCGGGAACGGTCCTTGCGGTAGGTCTTGGCCCAGCCGCCCAGCAGCGTTTCGCCAGCATAGATAATAGAGCCTTCACGATGATAAATCTCTCCGGCCACATCATCCTGAAGGATGAGCCCTGCCTCAAAGCCATCATACTGCGGGTGCGCCTCTGCCATCTTCATGTAGCAGGTCTTGCCCAGAACAATGGTACTGGCCGTATCACCGTTCTTGTTGTCATAATGGATGAGGTAGGCTTCCTTGGTGAAAGGGTTGAGGTGGTACTGCTTGCACGTTTCCAAGAAGATACGGCACTCGGCGATGGTGGCCTCCTTGCAGATAAAGTTCCGCACATCATCAAAGGTGACGGTCATGCGCTGGCCGTCCATCGCCTCAATCTCCACAGGGTCAGAAGATGCAACAGGCTGCATGGCCTCATTCTGCTGCCGCGCCTGGGCGACAAAAGAGCGGCCCTGCGTGGTGGTTGTGGTAGTAGTGGCACCATTGCCACCGGCTCTTGAAGTGAATCCCATAATAATTGACCTCCCATAAATTAAAATTATTTGATGCAGCCAAAACGGAAACCGCGCTCAGCAGCTCCCTTTTTGAACCACTCAATGTCCTGCTGGGTGAACTCAACCCAGAAGCGGTAACGGTTGCGCGCCGGGGCTTCCTCAGCCTCAGGCTGCTCAGCATCCACAGCGGCTTCGTTCACGGCTTTGAAATCCAGCCGCCCCTCCGAGGTGATAAACATCTTGGCTTGCGTTGCAGCAGCCGCGCGAGCCTTCATTTCACGTTCCTCATCGGTGGGCTGCACAAAGACAGGAGCAGCAGCACGGGCACGTTCTGCGGCAATTCTGGCTGCCTCAGCTTCACGCTGAGCTGCGCGAGACTTTTCACGGCGGTTGTGCTCTCGCATAGCTTCGTTGACGCTCAGGCTCTTCAGGTACTCCGTGGTGCAGGCTTCCACATCTTCGCCACAGGTATCTCGAATGGCTTCCATATCGCTCTTGATATCCTCAATGGCCTGCCGCAGGTCTTTTGTGGCCTTGTTCAGGTCATAGGTCTTGTTGAGCCACTGCGGAACCAGCAACCGCTCGAACGGAACGAGCGGCTCCAGCTCCCCGATGCTGTCACGGTAGACCAAACGCAGGCTGGAGGCTTTTTCCTCCCTCTCGGCCTGCTCCACAGCTTTCACCTGTGTATCAATGGCCCCGGACACCTGTGCACACTGGGCCTGCATCTTCTTGATGCTGCCCTGAAAGTCCTCCAGAGGCTTCATGTACAGCTTCTTTGCAGCGGTCAGAGATGCGCCAAGCTGCTTGTTCCAAGCATTGACCTTGGCACGATCTTCTTTGGCTCCCTTGATGCTCTCCGGGGTATACACCCGGCCAGTATAGGCAGCAAGCATTTCGTCAAGGTTCCGCTGGACTTCCTCTTCGTTCCAGCTCATAGCCGGAATGACCGGGCTTTGTACCCGGACGGTCAATTCATTCGTCATCGGCTTCATCCTCCCATTTTTCGTTTTCGGCCTCCAGCTCAGCAGCCTCAGCCATCTGAGCATCGGTCATAAAGTAATAGCCATCGGGCGGCTCCATCGGAGGTGCGTACCCATCAAGGGCAATGTCATACATTCCCCAGCTCACAGGTCAGCCCACCTTCCGGCTGTCATCGCTGCGGTTCTGGCTGTTCTTCACGCACCCATAAGGGCTGCTGCGGGTGTACCGCTTGTTGTCCTCATACATCCCATACAGAGAGAGGGCCAGACCAAATACCAGCGAGAACAGAATCAGCGGGGCAGCCTTGGCGGCCTCAGCAGCTTCCCACTGGCCATATGCAACAAGAGCATACTGCATGGCCTGATTCATCCAGACCACAACCTGACCGGCTCCAACCAGTGCCAGAGCAGCAACGGCCAGACCTTCGGCCTTCCGCATAAACCTACGCATTTTTGTTTCCTCCTACGTCTCAAACATCAAGCAGTATCTTTTTCGTTTCCTACGGGGTGCAGGGGTGCCAGAGGCTTGGGGTCATCCTTATGGACCTTGTAATACTCCAAATCCTCGGCCTTGAAATACAGTCTGCTCTTGCTGCCCTTCTCACCACGAGTGTAGGCAGTGAGCTTGCCCTCCCTACGGAGCTGAAGCACCCTAGAACGGTGAACGCCCAGAACCTCAGCAGCTTGGTCGGTGTTGTAATATCCAGATTCGGGCACGTTTCCCACCTCCTTTCTGTGTTTTCATATCAGCAGGCAAAACAAGCATAAATGAATTTCTTCGCATTGCAGTTGCTTTTCTTTGCCGTTGCTTAGCTGGTCATATCAATGCCGTTGCTTAGCTGGTCATATCAATTCGGTGCCTTTCTCTGCCGTTGCAGGGTATCGCATAGCTGCTCCACGCCTTGGCTGCTCATCGCCCTTCCCAGCCATGCCCTTGCCGCGCCATGCGTCTCTAGGCAATGCCATTGCAAAGCATATCGCCTCGATTCGGAGCTATGCCGTTGCAGCACAAGTCATGTCGATGCTTTGCCGCTGCTTCACTCTTCCATGCAATTCCTTCGCGCCACGTCTCAAGGCAGTGCCATAGCCATGCCATTATCAGCAATTCCGAGCTGTGCCTTGGCGAAGCGAACCAGAGCGGACCGATGCCATTGCACTCAGTCAAGAACCTCGTAGGTGAAGCGGCCCTTACCAGAGTTGCGCCACTGGCCAATGCCGCGCATTGCTCCATAGTTCAGCCATTCCAAAACGGCCTTTTCGTGGGAATCATCCATGCACAGCACCTCAAACTCACAGGTGGAGCCTGCAGGAATCTGCTCAGAGTTGGCAAGGCTAACGCGCTCGCCCTGTGCGGTCTGGGCACGGAGAGGACGCTGGCACTCAGACATCTCACCACTAAAGCAAATAGGAATCATCCGGGGCGAAACAAAAATCAGACCATCAATGACCTTCTTGTAGGCGGTGATCTTGCCAGATTCGTTCACGGCCTTCTTCTTGCCGGTCTCAGTCTTGCCACCAATGCGGCCCAGCATCCCGCAGGAATCTTTGAAGAAGCCCTTAATCTGGTAGTCGTACAGAACAGGCTGTCCAGCTTCGTTCCGGGGGAATACCGTCATGCCCTTGTCTGCCACAGCATCAGCTCCCAGAGCTGCCACCTCATCTTCGACAGTAGCAGCATCAGGGGACTTGCTGGCAATGAACTCACGGGCGATGTTCTGGTTGCTGGGCCACGTTCCCAGCACAGGCTCAGTAAAGGTAAGCCTGACCTTCAGTTTCTTCATGGTTGTATTTCCTCCCATTTTTTATTTGCGGTTGGCTCCCGCGACGCCCTTTCGGGCGTTTCGGCTGCTGCCACGCAGCCATCATCAGGCGGGTTCAGTCCTCCTTCTCAATGCTCAACAGGCTCATGCTGCCATACACACAGCCATCTTCAATGTCACGGGCCTTCTTACGGGCAGAGGTAATGGACACAGCCTCAATCTCGCGGGTGGTTTCATAGCCGCCGTCCTTTATCTGCGGGTTGCCTCTCCAGAAGGTTGCAATGTACTTTTTCATGGTTTAGTCCTCCTCGTTGTACTCATCCACATCACGGCTGGACAGCCCAGCAAGAAAGATGCGGTGCTTGCCGTTCTGGTCACGCTTCCAGTCGCCGCCCATCATGCAGATGGCTGCGATGTAGCCCTGATACAGACCTTCACAAGCATTCCGCTGAGCTTCGGTTGCATCCTTGCGGTTCATGCCGAACCACTGAGCGTCCATAGAGAGGGCCAGAGTGTTCAGCCCGCTGTGAATCTGGTCAATGTACATCTTTTTCATCTCTCAGCCCTCCTTGACAAGCTGCATCATCTTGCGGATGCGGTTCCACTGCTCTTCATTCAGGCAGCCACCATTGTTCACAAAATCTTTGGCGAAGCAGATTTCCTGCTTCATCTCGGTCTTACTCATCTCGCTCAGGTTCTTCATGGTATGTACCTCCGGTTTCTTTCGTACTACTTTTGACAGTGCTATTATACTAGCTTTGAGCTAATTTGTAAATAGCTTTTCGCTAATTTCTTGATATTTTTTTAGCGAAAAGCTATTTTCTTGGTGGAAAACGCCTCCACTAGCAGATGCTCCCGACATTTATGCCGGTATCATCCAGCAGCAAAAAAGAGCACCAGCAGCAGCCGGTGCTCTCAATTCAAAACATAGTTGTCTGCCCGGAATCCTCTGGGGCCTCAGAAGGAGGCTTTGCGGATCTGGGCTTGTAGATACGGGTTTAGGTCAAAACATCAATTTCGCAGAACTGGAAGCCCTTGCAGCAGTACCGGCAGTATTGTTTCATCGCAGTTCCTCCCAGAATCCAAAGGCCGCCGGAAGTTCCATCCAGTGTGTGACGCGGCATCCAGATTCATTGCCACAGTCATCCGGTGAAAGCAGAGCATTTATCGCCATCTGGCCGCCAAAGCCATCATACACTGTGAAAATTTTCTGCTCCGGGTTATAGGTGGCAGCAGCAGTAAACTCCTCTTTATTCAAGGTGGGTTCCGGCTGGTTCCAAGGGCCTGTCCAGCCCTCACACCACCGAATGACATTCACAATGCAGCGGGCAAATGGTTCGTCCTCGTCCAGCTCTGGCAGGCGCACTTTGACGCTGACCCAATGATGCGTACAGTCTGATTCCGTACTAAGCAGATATTCAACAGGAACCTTCAGTGCTTCAGCGATCTTCACAACGGTGTCGATTCTAGGGCTGTTTTCGCCTCTTTCGTACATGTATACAGCCTGTTGTGTCGTGCCCATCCGTTCCGCAAGCTGCGTCTGCGTCAAACCGGCATCCTTCCGCACCGTGCGGATTTTCTCTCCGATAGAATCAGACATCTTTCAGCTCCTCCACATAGCACCAGCTTTGAGGTGGGCGGTGCAACGAGCAATATCCATTCAGGCCGCAGGTCGGCGGTACCATCCGATCGCCAGAAGGCTCATAATGCTCGCAATCCTCATTCCCGCAGACGCTTGTTCCGAACAGACTACTAAAGCCATGTTTGGAGAAGCAAGACAGCGGCTTTGGATTGTCATAAATTTTCAGGTCGGAGATATGCCACGCAAACAGCTCAGGCGCAGATTTTCCGTAGGCGTTCAGTTCAGCCTCATGGACGCAAGAGTTTTTGACGGCCAGTGCAGCAGCAACCATATCGTCATGTCCAAGCTCAATAAGTGAACTATACACATTGGGCGAAAGATAGCAATAATCGAAATTATCACCAGCACCATGCCGCTGAACAACATCCACCTTGCTGCAAGTAAACTCGCCAATGACACGGCCAAGTCTTTTTAGATATTTCCATCGATTCCATTCATCCTTGTTCCAGATGAGGATGTCGGTAAAAAGGTTGCCGCTCCATGTCGCAGTACAATAGATATAAACCTTGAAAGGCTCCAGCATCAATGCCGGCCTTGTTTTGCGAATTTCCACAGTCTTTTCACCGCTGAGAATCTTCTTACACCATTCGGGCCGGATGCTCATCAACACAGCTTTCACGCTCGCGCCTCCAATCAGTAATATTCGATCTCCACCAGAGAGGTGGACACCAGCTCAAAGCGGCCATCTAACCGAGGTATACGGAGCAGCTGATAATCACGCTCAGCAGATAGCTGGTCAGGTAGCAGCTCACCGAAGTCATCCACGGTGATGGTATACTTCGGATATCGCCGGGCTGCGTATGTTCCATCTTCAATGGCAGGAGAATAGACGGTGACGTGGTAACAGGGGTGGTCAGCAGTTCCAGCCTCAGCAGAGGTGGAACTACAGGCCGTAGCCCAGAGCGTCGTCAGGGTCAGCAGCACAACGGCCACAGCAAAACAAGAGAATCTCTTTTTCATCGGTCAGAACCTCCATTATCCGATCTTCTTGCCACGGGAGATGGCAATGTCGCGGTCAATCTTCTGCAAACTTCTCACTTGTTTCACCCTCCAAACCATTCCGGTTTCTCTCTGGACACTGTGCGTACAGCCTTTCCATTGCACTCAGGTCGATTTTATCAAAGCCCCCATGCTGCACAACAGCGTTTGCGGTATGCGTTGTGCAGGCCATGTTGACAAGCAGCTCAGAACTGCTGCCGCCTTCACGAGCCATCTTACACAAGATGTTATTGAGCGCGATAAGCTCCAGCCCGCTCAGCTCTACCACAGCGCAGCCGGGGTCTTTCTTGGCATCATCGCGCACCTTCAGCGAATAGATTCTCATTTTATCAGCCTCCTATCATTTCGTTACGGGCGTTCCAGAGTTTTGCAGCCTGCCCCTGTGCAACAAAGGGCGTGTCGTGCCAGTCTTTCACCCAGACAGCACCACCTCTGGCCCCACAGCTGGAGCAGGCCACACAATACTTGCCGCTCCTGAGCCTCAGGATTCTGGCAGAGCCTCCACAGAACGGGCACGGTTTCAATTCGGATTTTGCCATCGCTCAGCCTCCCACAACAGGAACCAGCAGAAACAGCAGGAAAAACAGCAGGGCCATCACGGACATTGCCGCAGCCATACGTCTGCCATCTTTCTCCTGAATTGCATAGTTGGTGTGTATTGCAGCCTTCAGCAGGCCAAGCATGCACAGATACACGCCGACAGCGGCGAGAACCTTTTTCATGGTTTCCAACAGCATCTTTGCACCTCCATCAGCTCACGGCCCAATACACAATCGCAAGGGCAAAAACGAGGGCGGCCAACGAAGAATACGCAGCAATCATCATTTTCCTGTCTCCCTCTGCAACGGCTTTCAGAGCAACAGCGACCATGCGTACAAACAAGGTCAAAATAATGGCTGTTGCTACGATGGCCAGAACGCTCTGCGCGACTTCTTCCAGAATCATCTCACACCCTCCGCTGCTCGATCATCTTCATGCACAACTCCCGGTAAACATCACGCTGTGCGCAAGCAGAGATAAACTCCCGCTCGTAAGAATGCCCCCCCTCAGAAGGAGCAGCAGGCTGCACAAGGCTCTTGCGGCCATCAGAAAAGGCCTGCGCAGCATTCTTGACAGGAACTGGGGCCGGGTCGGGAATGACAACAGGGCCAACAATATCAGCAGTGCCAGGAGCTTCTTTCGGCTTGGAGAGGTAGTTGTCGAGGCCCAAACTGACCATCAGGCCAAACTCGATGTCCTGCATCTCCTTATCGCACAGCTGGCCGATGTAGTCATTCAACCGCAGCTTGTCCACAGTAAAAATCTGCTCGCAGAGGGCAGTGGATTCCTGCAGCTTCCCGGCAGCATTGATATGAACGTGGGTCTGCATGGGCTTCTTCTCCCGTGTGGTCAAATAGACGATCTCCAGAGTGGAGGAGTTTTTGTTGTTATGGTTGTTGCTCACAATGATGGCCGGGCGGCCAGCGTGCTGCTCGCTCCCAATCTCATTGCCAGTGGGATAAACATAGTAGACCTCGCCACGATAAAACATACCGTTCATGTAAAAATCTCCCTTCAAAATTCAAGTGGTCCCTAACGCAGGGACGCTTATTTTTAGACGTTGACGCAATACCAGCCGATTTCTTCCAGCAGGGTGACAGTAACCGTGCTGTCAGGCAGCAGCTTTACGAAAAGCTCAGCTATGGCATTTGCCTGCTCTTCGGTGCGGCAGAAAACTTCTTCGCCGTCTTGCCAGAAGTCGCAGGCATCAGATGGGGCCTTCGGCATCCCTGCTATCAAAACATCAAGAATGTCCATCAAAGCACCGCCTCCAGAGAATCCATAGACCGCAGATTTGGAGTGTACGCGCAAGCACTTTTGAGCCAGTCAATGTCCATGCCGTGGTCAATGAAATCCAGAGTCAAGCCGTGGTTGATGGCGTTTCCAAGGTATGTGTAGATAATCTCCATATCGTCTTCGGAAAAGTCAGTATCCAGATAGGCATTGACGGCAAATCTCATATCAGCGTGAAACCGGCGGTTGCGCCACTCTTGAGAGTAGGGCTGAGACTTGAAAGATGCTCTCGAAAGCCACTCCAGCACCTTGGCCTCGATATCCTCAGGGGTTTTGCAGTCCCGCAGAATAAAATACTGATTCGTGCGCGGGTGTGCGATAAACTCATCCCGGCTGTTGACGAAGCTGCCCGGGAAGCATTCAAGCAGCATCTCTTGTGCTTCTTTCATGGCATATTCATCCTCGGTCATACCGAACGCAAGGTGTACCTGCTTGCGGTTCTCTATTACCTGACGGTCTTTATCAGTCATCGCTCTTTCCTCCATTCAGCATCCGCATTTCATCCAGTACCTGCCGGGCGGCCCTCTTTCCATTCTCCGTGAGCTGCCGCTGCCATGCGCCCTGAGAAGGGCACCACTTGAAGGCGTGAGACTTCAGAATGGCCCGGATGTCAGGCTCAGGCTTTCCCTCAAAGATGAGCTGCACCCGCATGGTGGAGCTATTCTCGTGGTAAGTAATGCCGGGCAAGTCCTCCATGGCAACCGGCTGGGCGTTTTCCTGCACAGCGGCTTCCATTTCAGCAATGCGCTTTTCGATTTGCTGAATCTGCTTCCTGACATTCCCAATCTGCCATGTGAGGTACGGCTTGCGGTCATTCCACTGCCGCATTCGGCCTTCGATTGCAGCCTTCTCCAGAGGGCCAATATCCGGGCAGCCATCAAGGGTGTCGTTCTCCCGGTAGAACAGGTTGACGGCCTTCATGTGCTCATGCTGGCCCTTAACGCGCTCCAGCTTCTTCCGCAGGGCGGTCAAGGCTTCAGGGTCACGGCTGTTGATGGGGGCATTGTGCCCATAGTCCCGAATATTATCCAGCAGCTCAACAGCCTTATCATAGTTGGCGAGGTTGGCTCGCCAAGCATCGTTCTGGCGTTCCTTCTTCTTCACAGGGAAGTTGGAGCCTCCGGCAATCAGGATACTGGGGCACCATGTACCAATCTCGTTGTCACGGTTGATGTAAAAGGCCAGCGTCCGCTCGTACTTGTCGAGCATCCCATCCACCCGGTTCCGCTGGGCGGTGGTCTTGCACTGGGCCTTCACTTCCTCAGCAATGCGCCGCGCTTCATCCACCTGACGCTGATATTCAGCAGTGGCAGAGCCGGGCACATACTCCCTGTCAGAGCGCATCTCGTGCGCCAGTCGGGCCATATCCTCGTTAATCTCATAGCTCATTGTTTACGGCCTCCATTCACTTGCGGGAAGAACAGCCTCCCGATGTCCTTCTGCGGGATGTCCATCAGCTCACAGATTGCAGCAATCTGATCTCCACGCCAATGGGAATGGCCCCGCATCTTCATAGAGAATGCGCCTTCACTGATGCCAACGGCTTCAGCAACCTCCCTGTCATGGTATCCGTGCTCATGGAAAATGCCTCTCAGGGCAAAGTACGGAATATTGCGGTAGCTCCCAACAGGAGGCTGCCCAGCAGCTCGAACACGCTCGTTCATTCTTTCTTCGCCTCCTTCCCAGTGAGAGCAGCAACAGCATCGTCAACGTCATACTCGCCAATGCAGTTGATATGGCTGTACGTTCTGAGCTGTGCCTCCGCTCCATCATTCCAGACCTTCAGGTCGGCATACTTGCCGGGGTTCTCCCCAGCCTTCCGATATGCTTCTCCAAGGTTGTCAGCCTCAACATCAAAGCTGCCCCAGACCTCCAGAACGGCATCGATTGTGTATTTTGCCATCCTTTCCACCTCCTCAGACATCCAAGCACACCTTATGGTATGCAAACCAGTGGCCCTGCCGCCGGAACAGATAGAACCAGTTCGTGAACTCCTGCCCTGTGCAGTCATATTGGCTGTTGTAAGCTTCCAGATAGCAGTTATTGCGGAACCAGTCAGCAGCAGCCTCTTCGTGCATCCTGTCCAGTTCATCGGGCAGCCGAACCAAATCCAGATGGCCATTATAGTCGCCGCTGATAATGCGCACATTGGAAGCCGGGCGGTTGTTGTAGCTCCGAATCTCCCTCTTAATAGTTGCGGCCAGATTCTTCACGTTGGCCTTCTTTTTGGAAGAGGCGGGAACATCCTTCTGCATGAACATCAAGAGAGCATACGCGTCCCGCAGCTTCTCATCATTGGTAATGTCGAACATGGTCTTGACCTCCTATCAGTAAATCTCGCACCGCTGCATTTCCTCAACATACTGGTTGATTTTCTCCAGCGTAGTCCATGTGGGCTTGCAGTCCTCAGGGAGGCTCGCCCACAGGCTCCGCATTGTCTGTGCCTGGCTCTGGACGTTTCCGGCCCAGAGGCAAGCATCGCTCCGGTGGCCAGCTCCAAGGAAGTATCTGCAATCTGACAAGAGGCGGTCAAGAAGAACATAGCGGTCGTGCTCGCTGCGGTTTTGCGGGTCAATCTCACAGCTCCCGAACTCAGCATCAAGCGGAAAGTACAGACGTGCAGAGGCTTCCAGATAGTGCGGCCAGTATTCAGGGTACAGCCCATAGGAGCCATCGGGAAGCACTGTGAAGGCGGTAGCAGTCACAACAAGGATGTTCCTTTCAAGGGGAAGGCCGCGAAAGGTGTTGATTGCGATTCTGGCACATTCCATCTCGCCCGTGCCAGCAGTAAGATAATGAGTGATGGCCTTTGCCGGGTCATATCCGGCGGCCTTCAATCTTTCTAAAACGGTCATGTTCTTGCCTCCCTTAGAGTGTTTTTGCGTTGCTCTTAAACCCGCAGACGTAGGTGTAGGTATCTTTGCGGCTGCAATCCTCAGCACAGGCCACGCGGAACCGCCGCTGCGGGTGGAGATTCTTCCGAACCTCTTTTTCATACTCGGCCACCGCACCATCATAAGCCCCGCGGCCAGCATAGAAAGAGTGGCTGCGCCATCCTGTCACATCAGAGGCCCCAACAGGCAGGAACCCCGCCTGCACGATGTAAATCTTCTTCGCCATCTCAAACGCCTCCGTTTTGCAGCCAGTTCGCAGCAGCAGCCCTGTCGGCCACGCTGATATAAAAAGCCCTCAGATTCTCCAGCCGCTTGAACTCGTCTCCATCTTCGCCGGAATTCCACCGGGCACGGTCAATGGTCGGCTGGAGCCTCTCGGCCCAGCTGCGGAAATTCTCGGCAATATAGGAGCGGTTCACATCATCCACGACCAGAATCTCAGCATTGGCGGCGTTCCAGCTCTTGGCATCCATCCGGGTGCGCCAGCTTCCAGCATTCACCGCGATGGGCCAAAAGGCTGTGGCGTACTTGCCCTCACTCAGCTTGCCGCTCCTGCACAGCTTGTTCAGGCAGCAGCTCTCGCCGTACCAGCCGGGGTCGCCGGGTGCGTGAATCACCGCGAACAGGCCATTATCCGACTTGAAATAGCCTCCAGATACCAGCACCACATCGCCGGTCTGAATCTGCCTGCCGTTCTTATCAACCATAAAATAAACCTCCCATGTACTCATTATTTTCTGCGGTGGCTCCCGCGACACCCTTTCGGGTGTTTCGACCTGTGCCGGAGGTCATCATCAGGCGGGGTTGACATTATCGTAGGCCAGCTTTGCAGCCTTCAGGGTCCGGAACATCTCAATGACATCATCAATGTGCCGACCTCCTACATCACCATACACGCACCATCGCCAGCACCAGCGGCCATTGATGCGAACTTCCCGTTGCCGGATATAGCACTTACCGTCCTCACGGACGTATCTATCGGAATCCTTAAACCACCTCATTGTTCAGCCCTCCTTGTTCTCCAGCAGCTCCCAGTCGGCAGGGTCAAACTGGCTGGCCGGGTAAATGCTGCGGTCATCAGCGAGGCACATGATCTTTTTGCCATCACTGTTGACATCGCAGAACATCACGGACATGGTGCCGTCCTCCTCGTTCCAGACCTTGTTTCCCTCGTGCAGCACATCGAAACTTTTCATTTTTCTTTCCTCCAATTCAAGGCTCAGCCAAAATACTTGGCAGCAAAATCCTTTTTGCTCATAACATGAGCATCGTACACGTACTCGATTGCGTCTTCGGAATCCATATCCGCGCCATTGACAAGCTCTCTCACCTGACCGGTCAGGTTGTTCTCTCGGATGTACTGTTTCATCATTTCGATGTTCTTCATTTTTGTTCCTCCAAAGTGTTGATTTTTTTATTGGTTGATGCTATCATTTAGCTAGTTTCTAACTACTTTTGACAATGCTATTATACTAGCTTTTCGCTAATTTGTAAATAGCTTTCCGCTAATTTCTTTGAAAAAATTTAGCTTTTTGTTAATTTTGGAGGTTCCAGATGGGTACATTTATGTTTGATAGGCTCGATTCGCTCTTAAAATCCAGCGGAATAACAAGAAAAGCTCTCTGCCAAGCCTCAGGGCATGCGGACAACTACATCAGAATGTTCGAGAAGCGCAACACAGAACCACCAAGGGAGTTTGTGAATTTTTGCGCGGAACAGCTTGGAACGACTAGCGCATACCTATACGGAGAATCAGACATCCCAGAAAAAGAAAAAGCCCCGGCAGCAGACAGCAGCCGAGGCGTTACGGATGAAGATCTGAAGTTCGCGCTCTTCGGGGGTGGCGATGTGACAGACGCTCAGTTCGAGGAGGTCAAGAACTTCGCTCGTTTTATAAAGGAGCGGGATGCGAATGGACAGAGTAAGTGAGCTTTACGACACAGCAGAGAAAAGCGGAATAGAGGTGCTCAGCTTCCCACTGCCGGAAACAGGTAGCATCAGCATCGAGCAGGGAGGAAGATGCTATATCGGCATCGACAGCAGCCGGAAGCTGACGCAGGCAGAGGAGGCCGCCCGCCTTGGGCACGAGCTGGGCCATTGTCTATACGGAGGGTTCTATACACGCGCCACGCCTTACGATCTCATGGAGCGGCATGAGGTCAGGGCCGACCATTGGTACATACTTCATGCGATACCAGAGGGCAAGCTGATGTCACTACTCCAGCAGGGCCTTGATGCTTGGGAGATAGCAGAGGAGCTGGACACAACGGAAGAGTACGTCAGGCGGGCATACTACTTTTACAAGGACAGGAGAGGAGGTTGGCTGTGCTGTGAAAAAGAGAACAGGAACCGCGACATGGAGAGAGGCTGAAGGCCGCTGGCGAATCAAAGTCCAGAAAAACGGAACGCAAAAATGCTTTTACAGCAACACACCGGGCAGAACCGGCCAGAGGGAAGCCAACGCCAAAGCGGACGCATGGTTGGATGATAGCGTCAGGGATGGCCGAAAGAAGGTATCAGCTCTATACGATGAGTGGGTGGAAGATGTGGCCCTTTCAGCCGGGACATCTTATGTGATGCAGTGCAGGAAGTATGGCGATTATTATATCCTCCCAGTGGTCGGCAATCTCAGAATCGAGGAGCTGACCGAGGGCGATCTCCAGAAGGCCATTGATATGTCGTACAAAAAGAGGTGCCTGGCAAAGCGGAAGGTTATGAAAACCAGCGACAAGCCCCTCAGCAAGAAAACACTTATGACCATTCGCTCCACCTCCAACAGCTTTCTGCGCTGGTGCCGCCGGAATAAGTACACCACCCTGAACCCTGAGCTGAGCATCCCCAAAGGGGCCAGAATGGGAAAGCGGAAGATACTCCAGCCCAACGCGCTGAGAATCCTATTTTCGGTGGATACACGCCTCTGGCACACGAAGCGAATTTTCGATGACTATATCTATGCATATAGGTTCTCCGTGTCCACAGGGGTGCGCCCCGGGGAGCTTGTGGGCCTATGGTATGGAGACATCAAGGGGAACACAGTCAGCCTCAGGCGCAGCATCAACACGCTGGATGAGGAGACAACAGGAAAGAACGAGAACAGCGTCAGGTCTTTCGATATGTGCCAGCAGGCCAGAGAAGCATACGAGGCACAGGTGCAGCTCTTGAAGGCTCAGGGTGTCCAGCTCAACTATAACACGCCGCTATTCCAGATACCTTGTCAGAGGTCGCTTGCCCGCCGGTGGGAAAAGTATCAGGACACAAACGGCATATCGCCCAGAATCACCCTATACGAGCTGCGGCACACTTTTGTCAGCATGGAGGCCGGGCAGCTCACAGAGGGGCAGTTGAAGATGCTCGTGGGCCACAGCAAGAACATGGACACGTTCGGAGTGTACCAGCATGAGATGCAGGGCCAGAGGGCAGAGCTGGCAGATGCCACCACGGAGGCCATCAAGAAGGCCCACGGGTGAGCAGCAGGCCCCAGCCCCAGACCGTGCGGGCCGGAAGAACATTGGGTGGTCGGATTGGAACCTCCACCCAAACGGCCACCCAGTTGGCCCCACTTTCGGCCCCACATATTTTTGTAAAAAATAAAAAGGGCCAGCAAATAGATGCAAGCCCTTCCAGAAAAAGCGATGCGCTTTCAGTAAAAACATCTGGTTTTTACAACGGCGATGAATAAAAACAGTTGTTCGATTCCCATTGCCCGCTCCATGCAGAAAAGGCGCTGATTCGTAAAGAATCGGCGTCTTTCTTTATCCTCTGGCCCCACTTTTGGCCCCACTTCGG